TTTGATACAGTAAATGTCAACAAGTTCAGTGGCTTGCAGCGTGTAAGTTTCGAGCTAGTTGATCGCTCGCAGCCAGCATTCATGGAACTAATGATGATCGAACTTCGCAAGGCATACGAGAAGGCAACAGATACAGCACTTCTACAAGCTTTCGTTGATAGCGGTACTACAGCAACAGGTGTAGCAGCAACAGCAGCAGGACTACAGTCATTTATCTCTGTAGAAGGTGCAGCAGCATACAAGGGTACAGGCGGAGACTTTGCTAACAAGCTAGTTGCTTCAACTGACCAATGGGCAGCAATCACAGGCTACGCAGATACTACTGGACGAGCATTGTATTCAGCACAGGGTGCAACATACAACGCAGCAGGTAATGCAGTAGCAACATCTGTTCGTGGCAATGTTCTTGGCACAGACTTGATCGTTGATCACAACCTTGGAGCGGGAGTTATTGATAACTCAGCATTCTTGGTTGCACCATCATCTGTTTACTGCTGGGAATCACCACAAACACAGCTTCGCGTTAATGTTCTAACAACAGGCGAGATCGAAATCAACCTTTACGGATACCTAGCAATCTATCTTGCTAAGTCAGGTAAGGGCGTTCGTAAGTTCAACCTAGCTTAATAGGTTACTAAGTCGCTCTAGGGGGTCAGTAGCCCTCTGACTCCCTAGAGTCTTTAGAAAGGATCATCATGGCATTAACTACAGTCGCAGAGCTTCGCTCCACACTGGGTGTTGGCACTTTATACACAGATGCAGTTCTTGAATCTGTCTGTGATGCTGCCGATGCAGTTCTTTTGCCGATGCTCTGGACTAACACTAACTATGCTGTGTCACATTCTAATGTTGGCACAGTGGGCACATTGTACTTTGATGAATCAGTTGAAAATGTTTACTATGTAGGACAAGAGATAACTGTATCTAAAGCAGGTTCCAGATTTAATGGAACAAAAACAATTTTAAGTGTTGGTGAATACTCAATCACAGTAACTACAACACACATAACCGATACACCTAAGCACCCTTTTAATCCTTTTGCTGAAGTTGCTGGTCGCACTTATGTGGACTGGGCTTTAGATCAAGCAGTACAAAATGCAGCCTTAATGATCGCTGTTGAAATCTGGCAAGCAAGAACCGCTACTCTCTCAGGTTCTAATGCTGTTGATTTCCAGCCTAGCCCCTATCGGATGTCAGCGCAACTTCTGGCGAAGGTACGGGGCTTAGTTTCTCACGCGCTTGCGCCTACCAGTATGATCGGGTAGCCCATGCCACCTGTAGCCATAACGACTTTAAGAACCACACTAGCGACTGCCCTAGTCGATAACGCTAAATGGCAGACTTTTGCATTTCCACCTGCAACAGTCCTTGCTAACTCTGTGATCGTGTCTCCAGATGATCCTTACTTAACACCGACTAACAATGGTCAAATCTCTGTAAATCCATTGGCTAATTTTAAGATCATCATGACAGTTCCACTCTTTGACAATGAGGGAAACCTTAACGGGATTGAAGATACTGTTGTTGGCGTGTTCGCTAAGTTAGCAGCATCATCTCTCGTCTATAATGTAAGCGAAATAAGCGCACCTAGTATTCTCAACGCTGCATCAGGCGAACTGCTCAGCTGTGAGATGTCCGTATCAATCCTAACAAGTTGGAGCTAACCATGACCGAATTGGAACAATGGGAAAAAGAGAACGAAGCATTCCTGATCAAAATCGGTCAGGTAAAGCCAGTGGCAGCAAAGCCAGTAACCAAGAAAGAAGAGGAATAACCAAATGGCAGTTTATCTATCAAATGGCGTGAGTGTAACTGTGGATTCGGTTGATCTCTCATCGCTAGTGAGCTCATGTACCATTAACCGATCATTCGACGAATTGGATGTCACGGCAATGGGCGATTCTGGAGCGCGAGCTGTAAAAGGCTTGGAGCGTTCAAGCGTAACAATCGACTTTTTCAATGACCCAGATACAAACAAGACACTACAAAAGTTGAACTCTACATGGGGAACATCTGTAACTGTAGTAATTAAGCAGACATCAGCAGCAGTTGGACCAACAAATCCTTCTTACACAATGTCATGCTTGATCAACAACATCACACCTATTAACGGCGCAGTTGGAGATCTTTCAACACAGTCAGTTACATGGAATGTAAACGGAACTATTGCAGTAGCATCTGCATAATCAATTAACTAACAAAGGGGCAAAACCATGGCAAAACTAAAGATCGTTCGTACAGATGGAAGTGTGTTAGAAGGCGAGATCTCACCTGCGGTTGAGTTCGAATTCGAACAGCATGCGAAGATGGGGTTTCATAAAGCTTTTCGTGAGCTTGAACGCCAGCAAGATGTGTATTTTTTGGCATGGGTGGTAAGTCGTAGAACAGCAGGTGAAACTGTTAAGCCTTTCGGGATGGAGTTTATTGAGACACTGAAGAGTGTCGAGGTTTTAGACTCTGACCCTTTAGCTTAAAGCGCGATCTTCCATTCACCTATCTAATCGCTAGGCTAAGCATTAGATTGGGAATCGCGCCACAGCAGTTATTGGAGTTAGACAAGATAATGCTCGATGCACTTGTGCAAGGGCTCAAAGATGAAGCGAAGGAGATAGCTGATGCCAGTAGAGTTCAAAGGCGTAGATAATCTCCGCAAAGCCATGAAGAGCTACGCTCCAGATCTTGACAAAGCTCTAAAGAAGGAATTGACAGCATTGGCAAAGCCTGTAGTTAATAAGGCTAGAGGCTTTGCCCCTGCTGCTGCACCTTTAAGTAACTGGGGCAGAGAAGGTGGCAAGTTCCCTTCCTATAATGGCGCACTTGTTAAGCGTGGTATTCGCTTTTCAACAGCTCGCGCAAAGAACAGCAGAGGATTCTCATCTAGCGTTCGCATTGTGAACTCAACAGCAGCAGGTGCTATCTATGAGACTGCTGGTCGCAAGAATCCTTTTGGTCAGCCTTGGGTAGGTCCTAAAGGTCCAGCAGGTAAGAAGTATTCTCATTCTATTAACAAGTATGCAGGTCGTGACTTCATCGCTTCCATGGGTGGTCAGATGAAAGGCAGAGGCGAGGATAAAGGTCGCTTGATCTATCGCGCTTGGGCAGAGGATGAAGGCAAGACTCAGGATGCCATGATTAAGGCAGTCCTTAGAGCAGATGCAGATTTCCAGAAAAAGACTGGCGGCTATGTCACTCGCGGGATTAGGAAGGCATCATAATGGCTGCTCAGTCAAATATCGACATTAAGATTATTGCAGAGTTCATTGGCAAGAATGCTTTTAAGCAAGCAGACTCAGCGGCTAACAAACTTAACAAAAGTGTAAAGTCATTAGGTCAATCCTTTGGCTTAGCCTTTGGCGGAGCAGCTCTAGGTTATGCAATCAAGTCCACTATTAAAGACTTTGCAGATGCAGAGCGCGAGGCAGTTAATCTAACTAACACAGTTAAGAATCTTGGTCTTGCTTTTGATGCACCACAGATAACAGCCTATGTAGAGCAGATTGGTAAACTTTACGGAGTAACAGGCGATCAAGCAGTTCCAGCCTTGCAAGCACTTCTTTCTGCAACAGGCTCAGTATCTAAATCCACACAAATCTTTAATACTGCATTAGACCTTGCTGCTTCTCGTTCAGCTAATGTTGGAGAAGTTGCAAAAGATCTTGCTAAAGCCTATGTTGGAAATACTAAAGCTCTTAATCAATACGATCTAGGCTTAACTAAGGCAGAATTATCAGCCAAGACCTTTGAAGAAATTATGGATATCATCGGCAGCAGGACTATGGGCGCAGCCGATGAAGCAGCCAAGAGCCTTAGCGGTCAGTTAGCAATCCTTTCAGAAGTAACTAATCAAGCAAAAGAGCGCATTGGTGGCGGACTATTTGAAGCTCTAGGTGGTATCGCTGGTCCACAGGGAGCAGGCGGAGCAGCTAAGAACATTGAGAATCTTTCAATGAAACTTACTAATGCAATCACTGGCTTTGGTTACTTGGTGCAAGAGATAAAGATTGCTGCACCTATCCTTGCAGCAGCAGGTGTCACAGTAGGTCTTGCATGGGCTCCATGGTTTACAGCAATTGGAGTAGCAGCCTTAGCCATTGGTGCTATTGGCAATGCCATGAAGAAAAACACTCCACAGATTGCAGTCAATACAGGGAAGCTGTTTTTTCCTGGGGCTGGTGATGGTGGGTACGCAGAGCAACAGAAGGCTCGCAAGAAGGCAGAGCAGGAAGCAATCGCTCGCAATAAGCAACTTGCTAAGTTCGTTAAGGATCAGGCTAAGTCAGCAGCCGATGCTGTAAAACAAAGAAGATTACAGAATGCAATTGATAAGGCTAACCTTGCTCTTGGCAAGGGTAGCGAGATCTTCGACATGGACAAGATCCAGATCGCAGCAGCTTTAACCTCTCAGGCAGAGCAATTAGGCAAGGCAACTAATGGCGCACAGATCTTACAGATTACTAATGACACTGCTCGTCTTAATGTTAAGAAGTCAATCATTGATTTAGAAGATGCTATTGCTTCTAAGGATGAAGCAGCCATCAAGAGAGCAACTGCTCGTCTTAATGAGGATGTCAAAATCTTGGGAGCATTGACAAACCAAGATCTTAAAATGCAGGATATTGAGACAATCCTTAAAAGCCTAGAGCCAAAAGATTTAATTAACATAGCCAATTTACAAGCTGCTCTAGATTTATTAAGAGAAATTAACCTAGCCTCTACTGGCTCAACTAAAGCAATTACTCCAGCCGCAACACCTGCAACAGGCATCCCATTGCTCACAGATGCTCAAGTAAATGAAGCCTTAGCAGCTGGAAGTTTTGTACCTGTAGTGGCTGGAACAGGTGGAGTTGTCGGCGGATCAACTGCCGCAGGTGCTTATGCTCCCACTGGTTTCCCTGCCGCGGGTGGAACGACTAAAATTGAACTCACTGTAGTTGCGCCCGCTTTCACAGATCCTAACGCTGTTGCAGAAGCCATCGATGACTATGTTAGAAATGCTGTTGATCGTGGAACTTTAAGGGCTAGATAATGACTTGGCTTCCAGAATGGCGCGTTACAGTAGGTGATGATGTCTATACGACTGTTACCTCTGTTTCCTATGCTTCTGGTCGCTTAGACATTGACAGACAATGCACAGCAGGTTACTGCCGAGTAGAAATTATCAATACAGATGGCTCGCCTTTTACCATCAATGTTACTGAGCCAATCACCTTAGAGTTAAAGAATACATCTGGCACTTATATCACTGTCTTTGGTGGTGAGGTTTCAGACTTTTCTATTGGCGTTAGAAGCCCAGAGGAATCTGGTTACATCACTACAGGCACAATCTTGGGTATTGGCGCACTGGCTAAACTGACTAAGGCTATCTACAACACTGCCCTATCAGACGGCTTAGATGGCGCACAGATTTCAGCCATTCTAGGCGCAGCTCTCAACCTTTCTTGGAATGAAGTTACCCCTACTGTTACATGGGCTACTTATCCAGCAACTACTACATGGAATGATGCTGAGACT